GCGTAGAACGAGTGCGTCTCCGCGCGCCACATGCCCATCCCAGACAGGTCCGGCAGCATCACGTTCAGGCGGGAGGTGGCGGAGCAGACGGTGCCCTTGCGTTGCTGGTGCCAGTCCTCTCCGAACTGCCGCAGGCAGATGCAGGGCTGGCGGGTCAGGAACTCGGTCTCGCCGTCGCAGCGGCGGGCGCAGCCGCCCTTGGACCACATCTCGTTGTACTGGTTCAGCGGATCACCGGGGGTAATCAGGGCCTCGATCGCGGACGCCTTGGTGATGACCCGCCACTGGGCGATGTTCGAGTTGAGGGGCGTCCACTGCTGCGGTTCGCCGCCCCACAGCTCGGCGGCGGTGCGGACGTGCTCCTCGGAGTGGGAGGTGATGACCCACGTCGCCGACCTCATCGGCCGGTTGCCCTGGGTGTAGCCGGTGCGAAGCCGGCCGTGCTCGGCAGCCTTCGCCTGGATGTTCTTGAGTCGGGAGCCCATGGTCAGGCTGCCTTTCCGGGAGTGCGCAGTCCGGCCGGTGTCGGCAGGAGCGCGGAGTAGGAGGAGGGCGCGGAGTGCAGCCACTTCGTCGCCTCGAGGGCGCCGCGGAACGCGCGGTGCGCGGTCCGGTCGGCGGGCATGGGGACGAGGGCGTGGCTCTTGGCGCGGAGGTTGAGGACACCGGTGCGCTGGACCTTGGGCATCGGCTGCTCGGTGTCGTCGGGGAGGAGGACCACCTCGGCGTACCGGAGGGCGGCGAGCTGGAGCGTGTTCTCCGGGTAGACCGACGAGGCGGGGCGGGTGGCCGACGTCTTGAAGTCGATGAGCCACAGCTCCATCGCGCCGTCGGGGCCGGTCGGCAGGAGGATCAGCAGGTCCGCGGTGCCGGCGTAGCCGAGGCGGCGGTGGAAGACGGTGATCTCGGTGGCGACGATGTGCTGCTCGAGGTCGACGCCCCACATGGTGAGCCAGCGTTTGAACTGGGCCAGGTAGGAGGCGACTTCGGGGTCGTCGGGGATCGGTGCGCCGAGGAGGTAGGCCTCGGCGGCGGAGTGGATCCGGTCGCCGAGGTCGGCGGCCCGGTCCCGGACGTCGCGGTGGATGGCCTTGATCTCTTTGGTGAGGCCGGTCCGGTCGGTGAGGACGCGTCGGGCGATGGTGGTGACGTTGTCGAGGACGTACTCGACGGTGAGCTTGACGCCCCACGGGACGAGGGCGGGCTTCGAGACAGCGGTGTCGAGGACGTTGGTGACGGAGACGAGGGCCGGGCCCCCGGCGGGGTCGGTGTAGTACCGGCCCCGCTGGGTGTCCCTGGCGTGCTTGGGATTCGTCAACTGCCGACCTCCGTCATGCAGTGCCGCTCCCATGGAGAGGCGAATGTGTCGAGCGATGCGTCCGGGGTGGTCATGCCGAGGCGCTTGCCGCACTGGCACGAGCCGTGGATCTCGCAGTCGCCGTACTCGACGATGAGGGCGTGGCCGCCCGCGAGGGTTTCGCGGAAGTCGGGGTCGGGCGGGGTCTCGCGCGGTTCCTTGTCGGCTCGGGCGAGGAGGAGTTGGGCCTCGGTCTCGTGGTATCCGGCGCGCTGGAGGGCGTCGAGGATCTCGGCGCGGGCGCTCATGCGGCACCTGCCTCGGTGGTCGCCAGCGCCTCGATGGTGAAGCTGCCGCCGTTGGACATCCCGGAGTAGATGAAGCCGCGCATCTGCTCCAGGTCGACGTGCACCTCGGAGTATTGGCCGAGGAGGTACGGCCGGATGTCCTTGTTGATGTGCTCGGCCAGGCCGTCGGCGGTGACCGCCCACACGGTGAGCGGTGCCGGGGCGGGGCTGCCGTTCCGGCCGCCGTGGCGGCCGACCCGGTCATAGGTCACGCGGTACTGGGTCTGTGTCGCGCCCGGCGCTTTGGCCATCTCGTCGAGGGACGGGGTGATGATGGCGGTCTCGGGATCGCGCGGCTCGTGACGGCCGGCCTGCCAGTCGGGGCCCAACTTCATCGCCATCGCGGCGTGGTCCTGCTGGGCGAGGTGTTCGGCGTTCATGCGGCACCTGCCTCACGCTGCGCCGGGACCGCCTTCGGAGCCGCCGCCTCACGCAGCCGACGCGTCAACTCCAGCGCGGCACCGCCGTACAGCGGCACCCGCGACGACGCCCGGTCCACCAGGTCGGCCACCAGCTCCTCGTACGGGAGCCGCCCCTCGTCCGGGGTGCGGACGGTGTCGGCCAGGTCGTGCAGCCGGTCCCACGCGGTGGTGTCCTCGGGGTGGAGCAGAGCGTCGAGGACGTCGCCGACGACCAGCGCGGTGAACGCGGACAGTTCGAGGGCGGGGCCGGACGGGGTGGTGACGACGCTGATGCGGATGGGTCCGTCGATGGGGGTCTGGTCAGCCACGGTGGTCTCCGATGTGGTGCAGGAGGGCGAGGAGGTGGTGGAGGGTGCCGTCGCGGTCGGCGAGGGCGACGACGAGGGCGGCGCACAGGCCCCAGGCGAGGCAGGCGGCGGCGAGGATGAGCCACATCACGACGTCACCGCCGGGGGCAGGTCGTGCGGGACGCGGTAGTCGTGGTGCAGGCCGACCGGGTCGTCGTGCGGCTCCTCGACGGCGGCACGCTGCCGAGCGAGGAGCCCGCGCAGGTCCGACACCTGCCGGGTCACGTCCTTTGGCCGGGCCGGCGTCTCGATGACCGCACCCGACGAGGCGTGCAGCGCCTCCGGGGTCAGCGAGTACGCGATCGGGTCCTCATCGACCGTGCGCGTGCTGCCGTTACCGGCTGCGGCCTGGTACTCGCGGAGCAGCCGGTCCAGCGTCTCCGCACGGGCCATCTGCGCCGCGACGCAGGCGTGCAGGTGCCGAATCTGCTCGACCGGGGAGAGGAGCCGGACCTCGGCGTCGCCGTAGGCCGCCGCCTCCAGCACGGCGACACGGGCCCGAAGCAGGACCAGCTCGGCCGCGATCTCCGGCGAGTTGAGCAGGCCGGCCGCCTCCAGCGCGTACGCCTGCGATGCGGGGAGCGGCTTGCCCTGCTGGATACAGGCGTGGATCACACCGGCCGCCGCGTTGATGGCTCGGGTGTTCGTCATGCCGCCACCGCCTCAGCGGCCAGCAGCAGCGCCGACGCGACCTCGCCGGCCGTGCGGCCATCGGCGTCGTTCCAGTGCGCGACCCGCTCGACGGGGTCCTCGTCCACGATCGGCGACTGGATGCGCGGCGACAGGAAGGCGATGGCCTCCCCGATCATCGGCTCGTCGGCGGCCGGGTCGGACTCGTCGGCGGGGACCGGCGCCAGGCCGATCGCGACGCGGAACGCGCCGATGGTGCAGACCGAGCAGCCACCGGCGAACGGGGCGGCCGGGTTCGGTGCGGCGATCGGGTCGCAGTAGGTGCCCTGGTACAGGCCGTTGGTCGTGATGACCTCGGCGGCCCTGCGGAATACTTCGGCGATTGCGTCGCCGGTACTCTGCTTCATGGTTCCTCTTCTCTCTGGTAGTTGAGGTGCCGTGGGGTCGTCCCGGGGCTGGCGTTTCGGGGCGGCCCCTTTTGCGTGGGGTCAGGCGCCGACGGCGGCGAGTTGCGGTTCGCCCTCCGCGTCGGCGACCTCCGGGTCGTTCGCGGCGTGCCAGGCCTCGACCTCGGCGAGGTCGAAGCGGCGGCCGCCGCCGGCGTACGGCCTGACCGGCATGCCCTGCTTGATCCACTTGAGGACCGTCCAGTCGGAGACGCCGTAGTACGTCTCGAGCTGGGGCTGGGAGAGCAGGGGGACGAGACCGGCCGGGAGGGGGGCGATGCGGTCAGCCTTCTTCGGCATCGGACCTTGACCTTTCTTCTGTCACGATTGAAGGTGTGGGCATGCTGAATCCCCGATGGATGGGCCAGTCGAGCCCTTCGGCGATCAGCCAGGCGGTGTGGAGTTCGCAGCGGTCCCGGGCGCTGCGGCCGCGGCTGGTCAGCCGGCCGATCGCTGCCGGGCTGACTCCGCGCCCCTCGGGGTCGACCTTCCGGGTCATCTCGGAGAGGTCGTTGCAGGACAGTCCTTGGCGCTTCATCTCGGCGCGTAGTGGCTGGCCTTCGCCCTTGCGGAGCACTTTCGGCATATGGGACCTCTGTGCGGGTTGATGCTGGTGAGCTCCCCGTTCTGGGGTGCTGTGACATTTCTACAGTTACAGACGACGACTGTCAACGAGGAGTTCCGAGGAGTTCCGAGCGGTGGCGTTCTTCGAACGTGCGTTCTAAGATGGGGTCATATGCCAGCATCAACGGCGCGTGGCGGGGAGGCTACGTGCTGCTCTAGAACGCGCCAACCATCTACTTTTACTTGCGAAAAGTAGATGGCGACGGGCAATCTTGGGTCCGTGGCAACCGAGGGCACTCCCACCGAAGACCTCGCGCAGCTGCTTTCGCGGCTCAAGGACGAATATGGCGTCAGCGAAAGCGAGATCGCGAGGCGCATCGGCGTGTCCGCAGCGACCGTGAATAACTGGGTCCGGCGCAAGCGAGGCACCGGCCGCGGGCCCAATCCGGAGAAGCTGCGCGCCCTCCATCGGGAGTTCCCCAAGTTCTCTGAGGACCAGATCTTCGCGGCCGCCGGCCGGAAGACGCCCGGCCCGCTGAGCCCCGACGCCGAGGAGCGCCTCCTCGAGCTGTTCCGCGGCCTCACCAAGGAGCAGCAGGAGATCACTGAGACGCAGATGCGTGCGCTGAACGAGAGCAACCATCGCGCCCTGTCGTGAGTCGAAGCTAAATGGACTCCATCACTCCCTGTGCATGACGGGTCGTCATATGCCGTAACGGTGGTCGCATATTCCACCACTTGGGGGTACGGTCGTTCGTACGGCCGATGCCCTCCCCCTTCGGCGCAAGGTCCCAATCTGCCTGCGTAGTGGGGGTCGCGTATGTGCGTCCGCATTCGGTTTGCTCCGTCCATCGCCCGCCCGATCTTCGATGCTGACGGCGGTGCCATCACGGTGCCCGGCTGGCTGTGCCCCTCACTCACCGCGATCGCCGTGCGGGCGGTTCTCTCCGAACTTCGAGTTGAGCAGCCCCAGTTCGGTGCAGTCTGCTGGTGTGGGGAGGACATAGACCTGCCTCCCCGCGTTCCCAACCAGCGGAGGACCGAGCAGGTGATCATTCATGGCGCGTAGAGCGTCCAAGAACCCACGCCAGAAGCCGAGCAAACTGTGCGGCTGCCCTGGCTGCCTGAAGGAGTTCCCACCCGGCGAGTACGCCGAGCGGAAGCCGCACCGCGACTGCATCGGGCCGTGGCAAGCCCGGTACCGGGACCCCGAGGGGAAGCAGTGCGGCCCCACCTTCCCGACGCTGAAGGAGGCGCAGGCGCACCTCGACAAGGTGCGTACCCAGGTGCGTGAGGGCACGTACCAGGACCCGAAGCGGGGCTCCATCACCGTGGAGGAGTGGTACGAGATCTGGTGGCCGACGGTCAAGACGAAGTCGGTGACTACCCGGAATCGGAAGCTGTCCGCGTGGACGGTCCACGTGAAGCCCAAGTGGGGCAAGCGGAAGCTGAACACGATCACGTGGATCCAGGTACAGGACTGGATCACCAACGAGGTGAAGGGCCATGCCACCCAGAAGAAGGTTCTCGAGCTGCTGCGGCACATGATGGTCGCCGCGCTCCGCGACCGGCGCATCACGGTGAATCCGTGTCTCGACATCGAGGTGTCCTCGGCGCCGGCGAAGCACCCGGCCGACATGATCCCGCCGACACACGAGCAGTGCGACCTCATCCGGAAGCAACTCGATCCCTACTACCGGCCGTTGGTAGTGTTCCTCGAGGAGACCGGCATGCGCTGGGGCGAGGCGACGGGCCTGAGGGCCTGCAATGTGGACCTACGGCAAGCCACGGTGAAGGTGAAGGAAGTTCTCATCGACGACCGCGGCAAGATCCGGCGCAAGATGGCGCCGAAGAGTGTCGCCGGGTTCCGCACCGTTCCGCTCACCCCGGCCGCCGTCGAAGCCGTCGAAGCGATGTACGCCAAGTGGGAGCCGGCCGCCACGGAGACCCCCATCGGCGACGGCGACGACGTGCACCCGGAGGAGCTCGTGTTCCGCGGCCCGCTCGGTGGCGCGCTCACCCGGCCGAACTTCCGCCGGCACTGGATCCCCGCCATCAAGGCCGCTGGCCTGGCACGTCTGGTGAAGAACGAGGACACCGGACGGAACGAGTTCTGGCCGCGGGTGCACGATCTTCGGCATACGTTCGCGACGCGGCTCAAGGATGCGGGCGTTCCGGAGAAAGAGACTCAGGTCATCATGGGCCACGAGCGGGGCGGCCGGGTCACGTGGCTGTACCAGCACGAGGGGGCCGACCTGGTGGAGCAGGTGCGTGCTGCGCTGGTCACTGGTCGGCACCTGCGGGCGGTGTCGTGAGATTGCGGGGCCACACTGGGGCCACATCGGGGCCACAATCCCCGCCCGGATGGCCTCGGAGATTCTCGGATGATTCCGTTTTCGCAGGTCAGGGAGTTGCTCGGAAAGTCTCGGAAGATCTCGGACCGTCTGACCAGCGGTTTACGGGATCTTACAAAGCAGATGTCGGCGGTTCGAAACCGTCCGCGCCCACAGTGAATAGCCGCAGGTAGCGGCAGGGTTCGGCCCTCCGGTCATGATCGACTGGGGGGCCGTTTCCATGATCGGGGCCACATCGAGGCCACATCCCCATCGAGAGACGTTCATCTGGCTCACTCGATCGAGGGATGGAATAAGTGCCCGAGGCACGTAGAGTGCTGCCCATGAGAGGGGCAGGTGTGCCTCCCCGCGCACGCCTGAGACGCGCCTCTCGTGATCTGCGGTCGTCCGACGGGGAGGTCGGCGCCGCAGGCGGAAGGCCCCCACCGGACTTATCGGTGGGGGCCTTCTCGGTGTCCAACGTAGACCGCCCCGGAGCGAAGCGCTGCCGGGGCGGGACGCCTTGACCGAGTCTTAGCGTCTAACGGCCGGTACCGACGGAGACGCGTACGTCGGGTGGCCGCTGGGGTGTCGCAGGCTGGCGAAGTCGGCGCGGTTCGCTGCCAGTGCGACGGTCGGGGTGATGCCCGCTAGGGCTGTGATCAAACAAATTAGGGTGAACCCTAATCCGTTTTGATCTTGGTGTCGGGAGCGTGGACGGGTGCCGCGCCCCACCCCGCCCGATGACTGGGTCCTCGATGCCCGCCGGGCCGTCGGCGACCAGATCCGCCGCGTGCGCGAACACCACAACCTCAGTCAGGTCGACGTGTGCGGCCGGTCCGGGATCGACGTCGCCACGTACAGCCGCATCGAGCAGGGCCACTCATCACCGAAGCTCGACACCTTGCTCCGCATCGCGCGGGCGATTGGTGTTCCGCTCTCTGATCTTGTGGGGGAGTAGCCCCGGCCGGCCCCGGGCTGGGGACCGGCCGGGGAGCAGCGGCCCCGCTTTCGCCGTCGGGGTCGCTTACCGGCCGGGGGGCAGTACCGAGCCCCGGCCGGAGGTCATGGGCAGGCGTAGACGTCGGCGCTCAGGTCGTGCGCGCCGCTGCGGCCCTGCGCCCGGCCGACCAGGACGGCCCCGACGGTGAGCCGCTTCCCGCAGGCGTAGCAGTCCCAGCCGCGGCCCTGCCCGTACGTCAGCTCGGCGGCCGGTGGGATCACGGCATCCCGGCACCGGCGGTGTCCGGTAGCGGGCGGGACTTCCACGGCGGTCACCACTGCGGATCGTTCCCGCCGTTCGTCCACCGGATCTTCCGGTAGCAGTGGAAGTGATCGCCCGTCGTGTGCGGCCCCTTGGTGCAGTGAAGCTGCATCTCCGGATGCTTGGCGAAGCACAGCGATGGGATCCTCACGGGCTTCACGCGGTCGAGGACGGGCGACCAGCGCCGCGGGCCCGTCATGACGCCCACTCGAGCGGTTCGAGACTGCGCTGCTCGCGGCACGGCGCGCAGGCGTACAGCAGGATGTCGGGGCCGGAGTTGCGAGGGGCGCTCTTGACCGGGAGAGCGGTCGGGGACGTGTCGCCGTGGTAGTGGCAGAAGTTCGACGGTCCCGCTTCGGCAGCCCCCGGGGGGCGGGTGTCTGTGTCCATACCTCGGACGGTAGACGCGGGTGTTTCTCAGGATCGGCCGTGTTTCTCGGTGTTTCTCACGCGGGCCTGGCCGTTTCCGGGTGTTGCTCAGGCAGGCAGCAGCGCACCGCGCGCACGGGCGATCAGACGGTGCGCGGCCCGGCCGGTCACCGCACTGGCGGCGAGCGCATCCCACACCGTGGCGTACAGGGCCACGTCCTCCGAGGAGTCCAGCCACATCTCGGCGTGCCACGACTCGGCGATGACGAGGCGGTCGTCGTGGATCCAGAAGTCATCGCCCGCAGCCACCCGCACGTCGGCCGTGAGGGGGATGATGCCGAGCTCTACCGTGGACAAGCCGTTCACGGACATCAGCCGGTCCAGCTGGTCGGCAAGGACGGCGGGGGAGCAGATACGGGTGTGCAGTGCGGCTTCTCCCATGAGGACCCTGTAGCGGCGGCCCGGCCGGTAAAGCCCTTCCTGCCTGCGGAGCCTGGAGGCGACGCCGGCCTCTATGTCGCGGGCGACGCCGTGCAGTTCGGCGTATCGGCCGAGGACGGCGCGCGCGTACTCCGGTGTCTGGAACACGCCGGGCACGACGCTGCCGGAGTAGGCACGGTGCATGGTGGTCCTCTCGTGCTGTGCGCCGATTGCGTCCTGGACGGCGCGGTGCCCGCCCGCCAGCTGGCGGCGCCACGACCGGTACGTCGACTCCAGCCCGGCCAGACGGCCGCGCAACTCGGCGGCCGCCGTGGGCTGCCCGACGCCTGCGGCCCATGCGTCGAGGTCGGCACCGGTCGCGGTCTGCTTCCCGTTCTCCAGCTTCGAGATCTTCGACGGCGCCCACCCGCACTCTGCCGCCAGTGCCCGCACGGTCAGGCCGGCCTCGGTGCGCAGCTCGCGCAGCCGTGCACCGAGGGCGACCCGGGCCTGCTGGTAGTCGGTGCTCACATAGCGAAGCTACCCGGTGAACTGCCTGTATGGGATGGCATGGTGCCATGCCGCGTCGCGGGCCTGGCAGGCGGCGACGACGGCGGCCGGGTCGGTCGTCAGCTCCATGCGCCTGCTTGCGTTCGTCCAGTTGAAGCGGGCCAGGATGCGGGAGTCAAACAGCCAGAAGTCGAAGTCCGGCAGTCCGAGATCCTCGGCAGTCGCGCGGCGCAGGTACCGGATGTCCTCCCCGGCCGCGAGGTTGTCGGGTGTGGTGGCCAAGAGGTAGCGCTGCCCGTCGCTTGGCGGCTCGTCGAGCAGGCGCACCCGCTCGATGCGCTTCCCCTGAGCGGTCTGTGCGCGGGCGTTGATGAACCAGGGTCCGCCTGCGTCACGCGGCGGAACGATCCCCTTGAGGAACCGCTGGTACTCCTCTGTGGCCTGGTCTGCCGCGTACTCCCGGCGGGTCTCCAGCCGCCACGCGGTGTGCTCGAATCCCTCCCGGAAGAAATCGAGGATCTGGTGGGCGGGCACGACGTCCTGCAACGTCACTCCTTCGGTGCGAAGTTCACGAGCAGCGCGCGGTCGACGACGACCAGCGACTCACCCTCGAGCGGGTTCGCCATCTGCGCCAGAACTTCCGGGTCGGTGACCGTGTAGCCCTGCACCAGGATCTCCCCGGTGTCGACGTCCTCGTACAGCGTCGGGCATTCGCCCGTCTTGGAGTTCGTGCCCAGCATGCGCAGCTTGCGAGACATGGGTGTGCCCCTCTCGTGGCCCGACCGAATGCCGGGAAGTGAACCGTAGTCCGGTGATCTAGAAACACGAAAGGGCCTCGGTTTCACGGGTATTGGCGGCGCTGCGGGTCCAGTGCCAGGGACAGCGGCGGGGACGGCTCATCGCTCGGCGGCGGCGCCCCGTCGCGGCGGCACACCTTCGCGTGCGGGTCATAGTCCGGCGTCTGCCAGGAGTAGCCCTCCGGGCACGACTGGCCGGGCGGACCGGGCGGGCCTTGCTCACCCTGCTCACCGCGAGGACCCGGGACGGTGGAGTCGGCACCCGGCGGACCCGCAGGGCCAGGGACAGTGGAGTCGGCGCCGGGCGCTCCTGCGGGTCCCCTCGGTCCGGGGACGGTGGAGTCCGAACCGGGCGGGCCCGTGGGGCCGGGAACGGTGGAGTCCGAACCAGGCTTTCCTGGCTCACCTGCCGGGCCCGGAGGACCGGGGATCGGCACCGGCACCTTGGCCCGGTCGGGCAGGTCGTTGACCGCTGCCTCCGGGTCCGGCGCGGCCGGCGTGCCGCCCTTCGCCTCGATCTGCGCCCGCAGGATCCTTACGTCACCGGCCAGCGTGGAGACAGCCTCACCGCGCTTGTTGGACTCCGCGGCGAACGCCTGCGCGCGCTCGTTGGCCGCTGCGGCGAACTGCTGCGCACGTTGGTCGGCCGCGTCGATACGGAGCCACACCAGGACGACGGCGCCGGTGAGGAACGCGAGGAAAGCCGTGACCGCCAGCGTCTTCCAGCGGCGGGCGAGTATCCCCTCTGTGCGGTGGCTGCGGGTCACGGTGTCGGCCCTCCTAGGGCGGCGGTCAGGTCGGCAATCTGCCGGTCACGGGCGGCGATCTCGGTTTCCAGGTGTGCGATGCGGGCCAGTAATGCGGCCTGGTCGGCGCGTTCGCGGGCGAGTTCGGCGTGCGCTTCGGTGAGCTTTTGCCGGAGGTCGGCGCGTTCCTCTTGCAATTCGTTGACCAGGCCGCCGTAGCCGGTCATGACCACGCCCTGGTGGGTGGCCCTCGCGTTGCTGCGCTGTCCGATGATGGCGGCCGCGGCCGCTGCGAGCCCGACGACGATCGTGGCGACGGCGCCGATGGTCGCAGCGTCCACGTGCTTCCTCCGATGGTGCTGTGCTCAGACGCCCTTGACGGTGGACGCGCTGTTCTTCGAGCCGACGACACGGGCGGCGAGGCCCTTCAGCAGGGAGCCCGCGGCGATGATGCCGCCCGCGGCGACCGACTCCCAGAACGAGGCGCTGAACATGTCGCCGGGGCCTGCCGCTATCGCGACGCCGGACGCGCCGACGACGAACGTGGCGAGGGTCCGTTCGGTCAGGTCCTTGGCGTAGGTCTTGGCGGTACGGACGACGGTCTCGGCGTCGGGCAGTGAGTGCATGGACATGGGCGATTCCTGTTCTTGTAAGGCCTGACCGGGATGGTCAGGAAGTGGGGGCCGGGTCGGGGACGTCGAGGCGGACCTCGACGGTCTCGATCGCCTCGCGGAGTTCGGCGACGATGGCCGCAGGGTCGAGGTCGCCGATACCCGCGGCGAGGGTGGCGACGGTGTCGACCAGCTTCACGTTGACCGCGGTCAGAGCGTCGAGCTTGGCGAGCACCGTGTCCGCCTTGCGGTTCGTGCCGCGCAGGTAGGCGTAGGCGTCGGTGGTCTCGTCGGTGCCCTTGTAGGCCCAGACGTCGAAAGCTTCCATGTCGTCCTCCTCGGACGGTGCGGGTGCAGGGGCGGGAGTCGTGGTGGCCGGGCGCGGTGCTCCGGCCTTCGCCCAGGCGTAGGTGGGGTCGCCGGGGCAGGTGGTGGCGTAGCCGTCGCGGTGCCCGCCGAGCCAGGTGCCGGCGGGGCCCTCGCTGCGGCAGTAGTCGATGGCGTCGCGGGCGCCGTGCAGCTGCGCGTCGGTCGGCCGGGTGAGGCCGGAGGAGCCGACGAGCAGCAGCACCGCGTAGCAGTCGTTGTTGAGGCTGGTGTTGCCGTTCGCGGAGTTGCGGCGGCGCAGGCCGCGGCCCTCGAACACCGTGCCGTGCGTGCAGACCACGAACGAATAGCCGATGTCGGACCAGCCGTTGCCGTCCATGTGCTGCGCCTGGATCTGGCGGACGTAGTCGTCGCACCGGTCGTGCGGCCTGTCCGCGTACGGGGTGCCGAGGTAGTGCAGCTTCACGCCGCGGCGCTTCCCGGTGTACAGCGTCCCGCCGGACGGCTGCCGGTAGGCGCGGGCGCCCCACGCCGCGCGAGAGACGAGCTTGATGGCCATGAGGGTCCTTTCAGAGGAGCCGGAGGTAGCGAGGGGCGATCAGGATGGAGCCGCCGAAACCCCACCGGCCGCCGGTCGTTGCGCCGCTGGTGCGCCTGGTCTGGATCTGGAGCTGGACTTGGGCGTCGTTCGCGTAGGCGGCGAGGGACAGATCCTGAGCGGCGAACTGATAGCTGTAGGTCGCGGCGACCGTGCCCGACATGACGACCGTGCTGCCGAGCAGTACCTGCCACTGGCCTCCGGTGTTCACCAGCGGGCTGCCGGCCTGGTCGCCGATGAACACCAGACCGACCGACAGCGTTGCGGTGCGGGGAGCGAGGATCGTCTCCCACGCCGTCGTGAACGAGGTGTCGTCCATTGCGGGCATCCCCTGCACGGACGTCGGGAACACGGGCACCTCGTCGCGAACAGGCTGGGAGCGGCGCCGTAGCTGGGCGAGCTCCTCCTCCAGGCGGACGATGCGCTGCACCAGGTTCGGGGTCGATGCGTAGGCGGGCATGTCACACCGCCGCGCAGGTGAGGGTGACGCGCTCCGGACCGGTGGACGGCTCGGCGTCGATACCGATGATGCGGAGCACGCCCTCGCGGCCGTGGGGCATACGGACGCTCGGGTCGATGACGAACAAACCCTCATCGCCCAACTGATAGGACCCGTACGGCGGGTCGGCGTCGGCCTCCACAGTGAACGTCGGCTGGGTCTGGGCCTGGCTGCGGGCGTTGAGGTCGGCGTTCGCCAGCGCCTGAAGGGACGCAGCCGACGTGACGCCGTCGTACTTCGTCACGGCCTCCAGCAGCGGCCAGCCGGAGGCCAGCAGGTCCGTTGCCTGCGCTGTACGGACGAGGGTGGATTCGCCGTCGCCCTCGCCGATGCCCGAAGTCTCGGTCGCCAGCTCAGTGCCGGGCTCCGGCCACGTGTAGTCCACGATCGAGGAGGCCGGGCCGCCGTGCGCGAACACGAGGCCCGACTCGGATGCGGGCCGGCCACGGCGCGGGAACCAGAGTTTCCAGCGCCTGTACCGCACGGGCGGCTGGTTGTTGGCGGCCGCTGTCCAGCCGACTTCGACGGCGAAGTCGAACCCGTCCTCTGCCTGCGACAGGTCGTGGATGGTCTTGTAAATCTCGGGCCGCTCGTACCCGTAGTACGTGGCCGAGCGGGAGACACCGCTCCCGGCGCCCGTGAGCGCGTTGGTGTCGATGCCGATGTCGCCGTAAGGCTGGACGTGCGCCCACCGCAGCAGGGCCCACACCTGGTGTTTCAGGTCGTGCCAGATCCGCTGTCCGTCCGGCACGAAGTCCTGGTCTGTGACCTGCCCCGCTTCGGTCGACAGGGTTTGCTTGATGTAGCGGTGCTGGTAGTAGGAGGGGAACTCGGCGCACGCGATGTCCCGGCCAGACCCTGCGATCGTGCGGGTCCACAGGATGCCGCCCCACACGATGACGCCGTCCCGATCAACGTAGACCGCTGTGCGGCCGGGGACGGTCGCCGCTTCCGGGTCAAGCGGCAGCGTCTCCGCGGCGTACGGGACGTGTGCGGTCATCGTGCCGATGCCGTTGAGGATGGTGCCGTATCGCACCCCCGACAGCGGCAGTTCGGCGAGCAGGGTGTCTGTCTTCAGGTCGCAGAACAGGTACGTGTACGTGTGCCGGACCGAGTTCTGGCTGAGGCCCTGCGGCTGCGCGAAAAGCGACTCCAGCGCGGTCGTCACGACGTCGCCCCCGACACACGGTGCAGCCCGAACTGGGTAAGCAGCGCCGTTGTTGCGCCGCTGTTCTGGTTCGCTGCGATCTCGACGTAGTCGCCCGCCTGGAGCACCTCGTAGCCCGCCACGACGCTGGCCATGTTGCCGGTCGAGCCGCGCATCGTGTTGAAGCGGCTCAACCCCGTCACGCCGTTGACGCGCACCTCGGCACGCCCTTCGGCGGTGAGCGTTCCCGGCCACACGATCCGGCCGTTGACCGCGTACGTGCCGGCCTTCGGGACGGTGATCCGGCTGGGGTTCGTCGACGACGACCACGACGTGCCGCCCGACGAGGTGACCTTCGCGTTGAACGGCAGGACGAAGTAGGTGGAGGCGTGAGCGGTCAGGTTCGGCGCCCCGGTGACGACCATCATCGGCGGGTCCGCGGTGATATCCCGCGACGTCCCGTCCAGCTTGCCAATGCGGACCTCGTCCGTGTCCATCAAATACAACAGCTGGCCCGGGTGCGGCCTGTTCGGCGCGCTCGAGGACGTGACGGGCAGGAGGCCGCCCAGGCCGACGCTGTACTGCCTCACATCGGTGATATTCGCTGCGGCCACGCTGGTCTGCGACGGGCCGATCGCCACGTCCGCCAGAATCTGGGCGTTCGGCGGCAGCGACGGCCGCACAGCCGCACCAGCCGACGCCGCGTAGGCGCCCTGGATCACTTCGAGCCGCCACTCGGAGACGCTGCCTGCGGTCTCGGCGTCGTAGACGGACGCGACGACACAGTCCTTGCGGAACTGGCCGGCGCCGCCCGCAGGCGCGATCGTGAGGACGACGTCGGCGTCGTTGACGCACACGTACGTACCGCGGCCGCCGCTGTCGTGGTTGTCGATGAAGCACATGCCGGCGGACACGAGGACGGTCATGTTCGGGGTGGCGGCGGCGCGGACCTTGAGCTGCTGGTTTTGGTAGGAGGGGCGGACGCCCTGCCGGATCCGCATTGGGGTTGCCTCGTCCACGAGGAAACCGGGGTAGGCGAGCAGGCTGGTGACGACGAGCCGGTCGTGTGCGGCCGAGTACGACCCGGCCTGCATCCACGGCGGGGGGTTGATGACAGCCATCGGAGTGGCTCCTTTCTCACAGGCTCGTGTCTCGCCAGGTGACGGTCAGAAGGGACGGGGTGCCGGCGCCGCCCGAGACGGGGCCGCCGCGGTAGGCGATCTCGTTTTCGCCGGGCAGTAGCAGGGGCCATGTGGATCCGGCGCGGACCCATGAGCGGCGGGGGCTGGTGCCCTGGTAGAGGACGGCGCGGGTGCGGGTGTCGATGAGGAGGTATTCGCCGAGTTGGAGGGTGGCGTCGATGACTAGGGACTGGCCGGTCGTCACCTGCTCGATGCTCGGATTGGCGACGGGTCCGTCGATGCGGAGCACGGGGTAGGCGTCGCTGGATCCGGCGTTGAGGGCGGTGATGCGGCCGGACTCTCCGGCGCTGCCGTACGTGCGGGGGTGGACCATCGGGTAGGTGCGTCCGGCGGCGGGGCTGTAGGCGGTGGTGGAGTCGCTGCGCTCGTCGAGCCCGTACAGGTACGGGTCGGCGCAGTACACCTCAAGGGCTGCGGTGCCGGTGCGCCACAGGTATTCGGCGTCGTACGGGATGCTGCGGCGGCGGATCTTGCCGTAGATCAGGGTGTCCTGGTCGAGAAACGCCAGCGGGGCGGGGGACGCCTGCGGCTGGGTGGCGGCGCGCAGGGCGAGGACCAGCTCCCGCAGATGGTCCGGGCTGTCGCCGATCAGCGACAGGCCGAGCTGGATCGTCCTGGCGCCCGTGAAGTCGGGGCCGGTGTAGTCGCCGTGCTGGCCGGGCCGTTCGACGTCCTCGGCGCGGACGTCGGGCATGTCGTCGAGGCCGACGATTGTGGTGACGTGGTACGGGGATCCGGGCCCGAAGAGGAGGCCGTCCCACTGGATCCGGCCCAGCTTGCCGTTAGCCACTGGTGCCTCCCACGAGTGCGTTCCAGGACATGGCGCGCAGGATGCCGTCCGGCGACGCGTCGGCCCCGTAGAGGTTGAAGGTGTGCCCAGCGGGCCCCGACGTCCCGCTGTTGGGACCGGGGTTGACCGTGCCTGCCTGCGGAATCCGGCTCACCACGCCGGCCAGGTCGGGCAGGCCGGGGAGTTGCGCAAGCTGCGCCTGTAGGCGGGGGATCTGGCTGGCGATACCGTCGCTGAGACCTTGGATGAGGGCCTGGCCGGAGTAGAGCGTCCAGCCGCGGCCGGAGAACGGCCCTTTCTTGGCGGGGGAGAAGGGGAAATACTGGCGGGCGGTGTTGACGGCAGCGGATGCGGCGGCCGCGATTTCGCCGATGCGGGACATGATGCCGGAGATGAATCCGCCGATCAGTGACCGGCCGGAGTTGTACAGCAGGCTGCCGAGGTCGCCGACGGCGGCGCGAATGGCTCCGGGGATTTCCCAGAAAATGTTGATGACTTCGCCCATTGAGCTGGCGATTCCCTGGGCGAACCTGCCGATGGAACCGATGAAATCCCAGAGCCTTCCGGCCGACGTGCGTAGGACACTGGCCAGAGCTGAGCGGAATTGCTCGAACTTCTGGGCAATCGCGCCGATCTTGGCCGACGCCTCACGGGAGGCGGAGGCGAGGGCCTTGACGAAATCGGAGTTGAGTACCCTCGCTACCAGGCGCACGGCCGGGATGACGATGTTTTCCAGCAGCCAGTGCACGATGCCGAGTACGAACGTCAGCGTCTGGATCGCTGCCTTCGTGAACTCGATCGCGAACGGAAGCTGTTCCTTGAAGATGATCGCGAGGTCTTTCAGGATCGGACCGAGCTCCTGAAGGAGCGGCTTCAATTCCGGGCCGACTTCCCGAATGAAGTCCCGCAGCGGCGGCCCGATTTCCTCAATCACGGGGGCGAGCTGGGCAAACGCCTCCTTCAGTAGCGGAAGGACAGTTTTCACCAGCTCATCCGCTGTCTGGACCAGCTCGCGGAGGATGGATTGGAATTCCTTCGAGGCGGTCAGCCGCTCGAAAGCCTCCGACAGCCTTTCCAGGATGAAGAACAGGCTGCCCGCTTCTTGCGTGACGCCGCCGATGATGTTCTTCAGGCCGTCGAAGATGTTGCGGACGATGCGGCCGAGCTGCTTGAACAGGTCGACGGCACCGTCGATGGAGCGTTCCAGGTCGCCGGACTCGAAGGAGCGGACCAGGGAGTCGGTGATACGGACACTGACCTCGTCAGCCTTCTTCGCGATCCGCTCGAGCGACGGGCCGGCCGCTGCGGCCAGCAGGCCGAGCGACGTGGTGATCCGGCCGGGCACCTGCTCCATGGATTCCAGGGAGGTGGTGGCCGAGTCGAGGGCCTGTCCAAAGATGCCCCGGTCGCTGAGGTCACGGGCGGATTCGGCCACGCCCTTGGCCATGGCGTTCAGACTGTCGCCGGTGTTGAGGAGCGCCGTTTTGAGGGCAGGCAGTACCGACTTGGCGGTCCGCGTCAGCTCGGTGCTGAAGTCGGCGAAGACTCTGTCCTGCACCTGGCGGCGGAACTCATCCAGCTCCGGGGCCATCTCGCGCAGGACGTCGGTGAACTTCCTGGCCTCCGGCGACAGTTTCTTGATCGCCTCGGCGTATGCCTCTGCGCCCTCCGGATCCAGCGCGGCAGCGATCGCATCCTCGACGCCGACCATCGCCAACTTCAGCGTGTTCGTGGCCAGCTGAAGGGCGAGCATCGCGGACACGCCGACGGCAGCCGCGGGCGCAATGTTGGAGAGGGCGGCGACCAGCCCGGCGACGATGGGTAGGACGCCGCCGATCGCGGCCCCGGCGAGGGCGAAGCTGCCGGCCATCCGCGCGCCGACCGACACGATCGTCGTGGCGATCTGCCGGATCCCGGTGCCGAGTGACGAGAACAAGCTGCCGACGGTGCGCGTGTTCCGTTGGACTTCGGAGACGAATCGGCCGTTGGCGTCGCGCAGGCGGCCGTTGGCGTCGCGGACGAGGCCGTCGATCTGTCGGCGGGTGGTGGTGCGTGCCCGTTGGAGGCCGGAGATGAGGCCGGACAGGTCGAGGCGTAGCCGTCCGGTGAGGTCCGGGTCTCCGGAGGGTGTCGACATCGGTCACCTCCTTTCAGGTGCGGCGCATCGCGGCGAAGCTGAGCAGGCTGGCCCCGTCGGCAGGTTCGGCCGGTTTCGCGGTCTCGCCCCCTTGGGCGATGCGGTGCTGCGCGACGAGGGTCATGAGCTGGGCGAGGGTCAGCTCCCAGAAGGCGGCGTCGCTGCGGTGGAGGGTGACGGTGCCGACGTAGTAGAGCTCGTCCCACGGAAGGTGTCCGGCAGTGTCACGTCCGTGTACGGCCCCGCCGGGGCCATTCCTTCCCCCTGCGGGAACGCCTCCGCGAACGCGGCCTGGAAGGCGTCGATCAGGCTGTTGATGTCGCGGAAGTCGAGGAGGTCGCCGAGCTCGGCGCGGTCCTTCTGGCGGACGTAGCGCACTGCGGTGACCTCCCGCACGTCCCGCGATGTCTTGCGGCCGTCGGGGGTTTCCTCGCGGACGGTCGTCACGCGCTCGGTGACGTGCGGGACGAACCCGCCGGATCCCGTGAGGCCGGCGCCGATGACCTCAATGAGCGGGCCGACGATGACGGAGTTGAGGGCTTCGCCGTCGAGGTTCTCGAACATGCCGATGATGCCGCCGAGTCCGCCGTAGCGCTGCTCGAGGAGGGCCATCGAGCCGAGGCTGAAGCGGAGGCGGCCGGTGGTGCCGTCGGCGAAGCGGATTTCCTGGCCGAGCGCGGTCAGGGGTGTGGCAGTGGTCATGGTGGTGTGTCCCTACGTGAGTGCCGGGTTTCGGCCTGCGGAAGGTGGGCCGGGCGAGCGGCGAGGTGAAGGGCACCGCCCGCCCGGGGATCACGGGGTGGCTGCGGTCGGGATCGCTACGGCGGTCTCGTTGATGTCGACGTCGATCCACTCACCGGTGGAGATCAGGGGCAGGCAGCGCGCCTCGTTCTCGATCGTGCGGTAGTCCTCCTCGGCCAGGCCGAGGCCCGGGAAGGTGGACATCACGCACTTGTTGAGGATGAAGTGAACGTCGCCGCCGATGATGTCGCCGCCGCCTGTGGGCGTCTTGCCGATCAGCTTGAAGGGCAGCGGCCGCGCGCCTTGCTTGAGTGACCAGCGGGTCTTCTGTGCCGGGGTCGTTCCCGAGTCAGTGACGGTCGAGGACACCAGCGCGGCCAGCACGTCCAGGCTGAGCTTGGCGTGGGGGAATGCCACGGTCACGTTGGAGATGACCGCGTCGGAGTCGAGCAGTCCGTTGTCTCCCCGGAGCTCCTTCACTTCGACGTCGCCGGAGATCTCCATCGACTTGATGCCGGGCACGTCGATGGCCGCGCCGTAGGACGGGGTACCGCCCTCCGGGTCGGCGAGGAGAGGCGCAATCTTGGCGTCCTCCACCGCGTACAGCTTTGTCACTCGCGAGATAGGCATGGGGCTCATTCCTTCCTGGTGCCGGGGTTCGGCCCGGACGGGCGGTCAGGCTGGGTGTCCATGGCGGACAGTCCGTCCTGGTCGGGCGGGAGGGGGTCCTCGACGGGCTCCGGGACGATGAGCTCCGACTCGGGGATCAGCGACGCCAGGTGCTCGTCCGGGGTCCCTGCGCCCTGCGGGGGGAGGGTGGAGTCGACCAGCCACCACGTCACTCCGGGGCGGCCGGGCCGCTCGTAGATGACGACCGCGCCGTCGGTGACGCCACCCGGTGCGGGGCAGCGCAGGACGGTGGCGTCGGCGGCTGGCGGCCAGTGAGAGCCCAAGTTCTGGATGGCCTGGTCGCGTTCGCCCTGGACGTAGACGACGTCGGTCATGCGGGGATCACCTCGGTGAGTCGCAGCGGCCGGTGCACCTCGACGGTGATCGAGTGCCGGATCCGGTTGTCGGTGATGGGGAAGCGGTCGATGTCGCGGACCTTGACGGCGGTCACAGGGAACGGCGCGGCAGGCAGTCGGCATCCGTGCAGGGCCTTCGCGAGGACTTCGGCGAGGCCGTAGCGTTCGGCGTTCTTCGTGGTGGTGGGGCCCGTCTTGAGGCGGGCTGTCTGGATCAGGTCGACGGTGAGGATCTCGACGGCGTTCACCTCGGCGGCGGGGTCGCCGAAGTCGCCGTTGCCGTTCGTGGTGATGGTGATGTCTTGCTGCTCTACGAGGCCGTAGGGCGGGGCCTGCCCGGTGCGGGGCCCGTCGCGGAAGAAGGGGACGCCGCTACCGAGTGCCTCTAGGTAGGCCTTGATGGCGCCCTCGCTGGTGGCGGCCATCAGCGGACCCGCCGTCCTGCGCGGGCCAGCTCCTCGCGCAGCCACGCATCGGCCATCGCGATGGCGGGGGCGAGGAACGGCTGAGCCTTCGTGCCGGGGTGGTCGACGAGCTTGGTGTAGACGGTCCGGCCCATGTACTGGAACTTGAGGTACTGGCCGTTCTTCGGGCGGATGAAGTGGCGCCGGGTTCCCTTCTCGACGAACTCGGCGTAGTTGACGTTTGTGCCCACCGACACGTCGTAGAACCGGGCGCCCCGCTCCTCTACGCGGTGCACGATGCTGGAGCGCAGCCGGCCAGTGTCGACCGGCGCCAGGCGCCTGGCCTCGTTCTGGACGCGGATGCCGGTACGGCGGGTGGCTTCCTTCGACTCGCGGGACAGGCGGCCGGCCCAGCGGCGTAGGCCGCGTTCGAACTCGCGGGCGTCCATGGAGAAGCTGCCGGAGATGCCTGCCATCACACACCTCCGAAGCTGGGCACGGCGCGGTTGATGTAGGCGACGAGGAGGGCGTCGACCTGCGTCGATCCGGTCGACGACGACGGAGCGACGGGCGTCGTCTCCTCGGCGTCGTCCTCGATGCGGACGTTGTTGCCCTCGTCGTCCACGTCCAGACCCGGGTCCTGAGCACTGTCGGCGTCGGACGGGGCTGCCTGCGCTTCGATGTGCGCTGCGAGCAGCGCGCACGCACGGGCCACCAGATCGGGCACCGTGTCATAGCCGAACTCGCCCTCCACCTTTGCCTGCTCCAGTCCCCACCGCTCGAACAGGCCGCGCCAGCCACCGTTGTAGGACTCGGCCCCGGCGATCAGGTCGTCGTATCCGCCCCACCGCAGGTGCACGGCGTCGATCTGTCCGAGCACGTCAGACGACGTGACACGCCACGCCGACGACGGCAGCGACGACGCCGACCCATCGGAGACGACGGGCGTCACAGCAGTGACCGTGCGGACGCGGCGGGGAAGGATGACCAGTCCATCCGCCGCCACGTCCGCGACCACCACCAGCGGAGTGGGCTCGAACAACTGCTGGGTGTAGGCGGTGATCCGCTCCGTGGCAGCAGCGATCCACGCGCCGACTTCGGCGTCAGTGCCGGTGCAGCCCGCTGCTCTCGCCTCTGCCACGGTGCAGTACGCCATGGGTCAGGCCTCGCCGTCCTGCTCGGCCTCGGCCTTGGCGGCGTTGAGCTCGCGCTTGACGCCCTCGGTGATGAGTCCGCCCTTGGCGACGACCTGGCGGGCGAAGCCGCCCGGGTGCTTGTTCACGATGGGGCCGACCGGGGTGGACATGCCCTCGCCGCCGAGCGCCCGGAAGGCGTCCTCCGGCGCGGTCTGGCCGATGTCCCAGCCGGTGCCGGCCGCGTACTCCTGGGTGCGGACGGCGGCCGGGTTGGGCTGCTCCTGGTTCTCGTCGGTGCTCTTGCTGATACGCGTGGCCATCGCTGGCCTCCTCACGGTGTCGTGTCGGATGGGGGCCGGATCAAACCGCGGCTGCGAACGTGATGCGGACGAACGCCTGCGGGGTGTGGACGGCGACGTTCGCCCGGCGCTCGGCGAGGATGACCAGCGTGTTGCTGGTGAAGTAGTCCGCGTGGCTGTCGGTCATGAGGATCGTGATCCCCTGCCGCTCCCACAGCGTTGCGCCGGTGCGGAACCCGCCGAGGAGCGCGGTGCCGGCGGTCATCGCCACGGTGGTGACGACGGTCAGGCCCCACAGGCGGGTCGCTGCGCCGGGGTCGGTGACGTTCGCGATGACGCGGAACTGGCCGTTCGCGTCCTCGTCCAGCTCGATGTCCTGCCAGTCGAGCGGGTTCATCACCACGGCCGTGGGCGGGTACATGGCCAGCTCGGCCTGGGTCTTGGCCTTGCGGACGGTGATGAGCTTGACGTCGGTGGAGCCGACGCCGGGCTGGTAGGTACCGATGCCCGGGGTGGTGAGGATCCCCTGCATCTCGGTTGTGCCGTTGCCGGTGAGGATCTCCCGGTCGAGCTTGTACTCCAGCCCGTAGGTGAGACGACCGTTGATGTAGCCCATGAGCTGCCCGTTGTCGTCGGCGGCCTGCCTCGTGATGGGCACCCAGTGGGCGACAGTCTTGAGCGTCGTGGTGATCAGGTCGAAGGAGAACGGGCCGGACATCGGCTTGTCCGCGCCTTCGGCCACGACCGCGGCCTTGTTCCACGTCGACTGCGGGCCGGACGTGTCCCGCATGTACTCCAGCGTGGTGCCGTCCGACGTCTGCCGGTCCAGCAGGTTCGCCACCAGCAGCGGGAAGTCCGGGTTGTTCGGGATGATCCCCGGCACCCGGGTGTTCTGCTGCGGCTGCGTGCCCGTGGTGACCGTGCCGACCGGGGCCGCGCGGTGCTCGACGGAGAACTGACCGCGCTTGCCGCCTGCCCGGAAGTGCTCGAGCGCAGCGCTGCGGACGAATGCCTCAGCAGCGGTGACCGGGTGGTCGTTGCCGTGGTCGTCGGGCTGCATGCCCGGGGCGTTGCCGCGCTGGCCCTGCTGCGGCTGCGGGTCTCCGGCGGGGAGCTGCGCGGCCTGGAGGGCGCGGAGCCGGGCGTCGCGCTGCTGGGCCTGGTCGATGGCGGCCGCGACCTGGTCGGCGCGGGCGAGGAGTTCGTCGATGTCGCCGTCGTAGTTCGGGTCGGCGAGGAGGCGGGCGACCTCGTCGCGCTGCTCGGTGAGGGTCGGGGCGCCGCCCTTGATGGGGTAGATCGGTCGGCCGTCCTTGCGGCGACCGACGGGGCGCACCTTGGCGAAGTTGCCCATGGTGTCTGCCTTCCGGTCCGTGGACGGCTCGCAGCCGCCCAGAGGTCTGGGGGTCTGCGGTCCGTCTTTCACGGCCGGTGGATCGCGCCCGGCGAGCACTGGGCTTTTACGTCCGGTCAGTGCGGCCCGGATGGTTGGGAGGGTAGATCGAATCGCGAACGCCCGTCGTCGGGGGCTGCAACTTGCGCCGACGACGGGCGTTTACCTGCGTCGCCTGCTCTTGCGGGCCTTGCGCGGCAGGGAGTTGTACGAGCGGGTACGGCGTGCCCAGCGGCGGGCCCATGGCATCTTCCGTGCGAAGGCCCACCGCCACTGTGCCCGGGACCGGAAGGTGCCCATCACGCGCCCGCCGTGGTCAGCCGCAGCAGCGCGGCACGACGCTGCCGCTCCTGCATCTGCCGCACCTGCTCCTGCTCGTGCGCGATGGCCGAGTCCCGGCCGTGTTCACGGTCGTACTCGGCCAGGCGCTCCGCGAGGGTCGGTTCACCGGTGTCGCTGTAGAGCGCGCCAAGGGCGGACCGGACCACCTTCAGCTTCGAGCCGGGGACGGCGGCCATGCGCGCGGTGATCTGCGAGACCTCCACCAGCCGCGCCGAGCGGATGTTGTCGAGGACGTCGGCTCGCTCCTCGTCGGTCATCTTCGCCAGCTTCTCCCACGGCGGGAGGTCCGTCCGGACGAACCCGACGCTCAGTTCCCGCGCCGAGCCAGATCGGGCCATGGCGCGCTTGTCCCGGCCGTCGACCGTGTCGTCGTACTGGCCAGCGATGTGGAGCAGGTTGGACTGCTCGTCGGCCTTGAACGTCCCGATCGGGCTGTAGGGGGAGTGCATCCACAGGTAGGCGTAGCTTCCCTTGTCAATGCCGCGCTTGAAGACGCCCGGGTGGAACGTGGTCCCGTAGCTGTCCTTCTTGCCGTACTGGCAGGCGACCCCGTCGAAGGTGCCGTCCTGGCCCTCGTCGACTCGGAACTCGCTGGTCTCGAAAACTCGGAATTCAACCTCGGTCATGACTGGCCTCCCTGCTGCTTCAGTGCGTGTTCGGCGTACACCTCGGCCACGGCGTCCATGACGGACTGGTGGGCGGGGGACAGGCGCGGCGCGTACCGGTAGACCGCGCGGTCCTTCTGGTCGCGGCCGTCGTACTCGTACACGATCCGGCCGCCGCCGAAGCTGACGTGCTTCGGCAGGTCGCCGTTGGGGTCCGGCATCACAGCCAGGTCCGTCTTTCCGTCGAACGGGCCGCGCCTCACCTCGGAGAACGGCACGCCCTGGGGGCAGTACGCGCCGCGGTACTGGACGCTGCCAGCGGGCTGGAGGATCACGGGGACCTCGGTTCGCAGCAGGGTGGCCATGGGTCAGGACTCCTCGTCGTCGGGGGCGGGGTCGAACTCGAAGGTGAGCGCGCACCGGCACTGAATGGACTGGTTCGCGGGCGCGGCCGGGTCCGCCGGCCACCTGCTCTGCGTCACCTCGAACCGCTTGTTCATCGGCACCGTGACGCCCTGCGCCGCCTTGTGCGTGCGCCTGGTCCGCTTGTCGTCCGTGGACAGCCATGTCTTGCGGACGGCCCCGGCCTCCAAGGCTGCGGCGTGGGAGGCGGCGGAGTAGGCGCCCACCGTTTCGGTGCGGGCGATCATTGTTGCGCGGTAGTCGCCGAGGTTGGTGAACACCTGCTGGATCCGGGCCCGGAGCTCCGGGATGGACTCGCCCTCGGCGACGCCGTGCGCGAGCAACTGCGAGCGGAGCACCTGCTCCGTCGTTGCGGTCACCTGCCCGGCCAGCTCCTCGACTCGGGCGTCGAGGGCACCGGCGACGTCCGGTTCGTCGAGGTCGAAGCTGGGGGTGATGGATACGCCGCCGCGGCGCCATGCCCGCTCGACGAACGGGCGCAGCACCTTCGCGGTCTGGCGGCGCCAGTACCCGCCGTCGAAGATCTCCCGCAGCCGGATGCGCTGCTCCCAGCCGTCGGGGCCGGTGGCGACGTCCATGTCCGTCGCGCGGGCGGCGGGGACGACGTCGAGGTC